AATGAATGAATGAATGAATGAATGAATGAATGAATGAATGAATGAATGAATGAATGAATGAATGAATGAATGAATGAATGAACGAGCGAACGAGCGAATAAATTGATTGATAATAATTGTAATTACTATTATCAAACGAACGAACAATGACGACACCGACGACAACGAGGATGCCGAGGACACCGACGTCCACCCCCTTCCCGGAAGATACATCCGAGTATTATGGGTGGTATTCAGAGGCATTACAGCAAATGCGGGTATCATACCCGAGCAGACACAAGTTCAATGGAAAAATAATGGTAAGTCCTCCGTATATGTATTGGACACTACACGGAGACGATGCGGGAACGAAGGTGCTTGTCACAGAAATCACACACACGAGTATCCCTACACCGCGACAGGTGGCAAATGGAGATATATGTGTGGGGCGTGTGGATAAATATTGGGGGAGGTCGTATACGAGGCTAGGGTAGGTCTAACCGACGAAAAGGACTTAAAGGACCCCTGGATTTTGATTGTAAACGCGGCGGGGTTCTGAATTTATCGGGCGACGTAAGTGGTGTGGTGTTTTCGGCATTCGGAAATAATCTAGTTCCTTGGACATATAAATCACCGGGGTCTATTGATTGTGGTGCTTTTTCATCCAGGTTTAATTTTGTGCGGCGGCGACGAAGGGACGGGATGCTTGACGAACATCCCACCGCGTTTCGTTTTCGTTCTCTTGACATTACGTCTTCTCCGGATACGACGTGTAGTTTTTGATTTCATTCCATTTACTAATATACTACTAGAAATGAAATGAAATGATGCCTAAAACCGGATAGTTCCGCCGACCATACCGCCGACACTGGGGCGGCCGCCTGACCAGCTGCCACCGACTTGGCCTTGGACGAACATATGGCGGTTTTCATTGCCGATAGTCACGCGACCAGTGCCGCTGTAACCGTGGTTGTTGGCGTTGAAAGAGCCGGAGAATCCGGCGGGGGAAGTGCGAGGGTTAGGATTGGTGAATTGGAGGGATTGCATCGGAGCGAACGAACGAACGAACGAACGAAGTGAGTGAGTTTCAAAGAGCTTTTATGATACTAAAGGAGAAAATAGTTTTATGTTACTTTCTGGAGGTGCGGCGACGAGGGCGGCGAGGGCGGCGAGGGCGGCGGCTTTTGGTGGCTGATTTGCGTCGGGAACGTTTTTTGGAGGAACGAGATTTACCAATCCGACCACCGCGATAAACGTCTTGTGATTGCTGCTGTATGATATTTAGAACTTCTAGCTGATATTTGTGTGCTAACTCTTCAAATTTATCAAGACTAAAAGCGCTAATAACTTCATCCGGTATAGGTGTTAAATCTGTATGTTCTTCATAAAATAATTTAATAGGTTTACGACGTTCCCAGTAGGCGTCTGTATCTGTAAAATCATTATTATAAGCATGTATTGCTTTCTCTATATTGGTTCCAAGAGGGTTATTACTTTTAAGTAATTTGTTTAAACTATTCATTGTATAAAAACTGTCTGGAGGACTTGTCACTAATAATATTGGTTTCAGGTGATTTAAGGCATTTACTAATCCTGTATGCCGTAAACCAACTGGTAGTGACATTTTTATTTCGAGTTGTCTAGATTCCTTTCTGGTAATTTCCTTTGGGACCAAATCCATAATACGTGTTTTTTCATCACCACTAGTCTGTGTGCTGTCAGCCGATTCCATAATTTATTATATTTCGTTATACATATACCCCACATTAAAAATTCCCCCTTACCACAACTTCGCCTCCGCGTGCTGAAACGGGCGCGCAGCCTTCTCCACCACCAACGGTTCCGGCATAAACATCGCCATCCTGTCGAAGAATTTCACCTCCGGCAATTGCTTTAATTGGGGGACAACGGGTGCTTGCGGGTCAACGAGGTTGGTAGAGTTGATGCCGAATAATGCGGATTCAATATCCACCGAATTCCGGGCGAAATGTTCACGGGACATCTTGGTGGGGAGGATGCCTACACTTTCAAACGCGAGGGCGGGAGCGAATGCCTTGCCGGCGTAGCTGTTTTCAAACGCGACATAATTGCGCGCGAGGTTCTGGACGTTTTGCTCGATTTTGAAATCGGGGCGGGTATTCTTGTTTCGGGTGGATGCCATTGTGTGGTTTGATTATGTATAATATAACAATATTGTAATAGTATTATATTATTTATTTATAATCGTCTCAATACTTTCGTTTTGTAAAACGTTTTTGATTCTTTCTCATCTTTTTACTGATTTTCCTTTTATTTGTTCTTGATTTCTTGCCTCCAGTTCTTTTTGGTTTATAAAAAGGATTTCTTCCATTTGCTGCTTGGTTTGCTAAATTACCAAAACTATTTGTTGTGTCACTAGTATAAATTGCCTGGGGGGGGGGCATTTATGTTCAACCTTTTCATTTGTGCGTCTAAATGTGGTAGATTATGGTCTAAACCGCGATCGCCGACTCCTGACATTTACTATGATATACTACTATATTATTTCTCCTAAACTAAAACAATGTCCGCAAACTTTCCTTAATTTCGTCGCGTAATTCTTGCGGGATTTCTTCCCTGTGCTTCGCGTGACGAAGGCATTTGTGGAATAAGTCAAACAAATGAAACGAAAACATCATACAGAAAATCATCTCACTGTTATCGGGTTCGGGGCAACTGTTACATATGTCATCATTTTGGTGGTGGCCGCTAGGAGAGGGGGAATCGGAGTCTGCGTCGGCGTCTGCGCCGGCGGCGCCAGGGGCGTGATACAGCGGATGCGCTTCTAGAATCTCTCGGATGCCAGGGACGCGATTGTATCTCTCGTAGAGATCATTGATAATCGCAGACACAATCTCCGGGTGATATTCACGGTCTGTAATACCGAAGGCTTGAAGAAATTGGATTCGAAATAGCGTATCCTGATCGTCGCAATCGTCAATCATTTTATAGGTGGGGACGATGTCGTATTGATATCCCGAGAGATCGACCTCTGGCACTTCATACGGTTCAACAATACCCGCGGTTTCGGTATTATCGGGGGCGATATTCATTATTCTATAAAGTATTATGTATTCTATAAAGTATTATATGAAACAAGACTTTATATGATTTCTGATACACTCGGCTCGGTCATTCTCGCCAAAATCTCCCCCAGAATCGGCGACGATGACCGAGCCGAGAAGCGAGTGGCGGCACGCTCTGCGGGACGGAACGAGCGACGAGGCGAGACGCGACGCTCCGCGTCGTCGGAGCTATTTGAACAAGTACTCCTGGTCTCGCACCAACTCTCTCGACGGGACACCTCCACGAATCCATCCATTCACCGCGGCGCCTTCTACATAATTCGCCGGGTTGTTAATGGTCGACTTAAACTCCTCCTGAAGGGGATAGTCCGAATGCGCCGAATTCATTTGCTCTGACAACTGAGTAATGCTTTTCTTATTCGTATTCAAATCACCTTGAAGCATCTTGGATTCAAAGTCGACATTGACCGCACCACGTCCTAAATAAGGAACGGTTCGAAAAGTGCGTTCATTGAGACTCAATTTACACTTGGCGTGGGTATTCAGGCTTCCAATCGTGAGTTCGGAGTTGGTATCAATATTACAGCCGCCAAATCCGGTATGGTGGCCACCCTTGTAGAATACGTTGGGCTGGCTGGTGGCGAATTGGATGGGGCGTTCCATCTGGCAATCCGTAGAGAAGAAGTTGCTTAATGCGTAATTGGCCGCGTTGAGGTTTTGAACGTTGCGCTGCGAGAGATCGCCGGTATCACAACCGATGCGCGACATATTGTCAAAGGTATAGCTATGAACATAGGCCATTGTTGCGTTTGTGTTCCTTGTAATGTATGGATATAAATAAATTATATATTTATGTATTTATGTAATGAGGACGTCTAAATAGAAATACAGCACCGGTTATAGACAAGTGTCGTGGTTAAAAGACGGCCGAAGTGTAACGGAGGCCTTCGGTTAATACACGACAAACGACGAAACTACTGCCCAATCACCGCCCCCAACCTAGAATTAATGCGCCCGCACGCAAATTCATCCCCCTCCTTACACGACTTCATATCCCCATAACAAAACTTCGCAAATGCGTCTTGGTCATTGGGAATCCGTGTATTTGCCACTGGATGGAATTGCCGCATTGATGATTCAAATACCGCGTTATCACCTAAAGTTCCGAATAATTTACCGTATGTTTCTTCCGGTGTATGATTCGGGGGTTGCGCCGGCACATTACTGCCTTGGTAGACCACATTACTCGCATTCGTGTCAATACTACCGCTTACGAAGCGTTTCGTTGCTTCATTGATATCCTCTTCTACCGCTGGATTAAAAGAAGGCGCGGCATTTCGGCGATGCGGGTCATCCACGATTTCGGGGAGGAGGGGGTTCATCAACGGATTCTGTGGCTTCGGCGCAGTGAATTCATCCCGCATCAGTTCATACATCTCCGGTTTGTCGATATTATTCGCGAAACCCTCTTTTGTTTTCAGGATTTTCTTGGCTTGCTCGGTTTCCATGCCTGCCTTCCCCTTATGGACGAAATTGTAAATCATAACGATGATGCCTAAAGTAATGGCGCCGAGGATGAAGAGAGAGAAAGAAGACGTAATCAGGTAGCCTAAAATGGTGGCTAAAATGACGAAACGTGTGATGGCGTTAAGTTTCGCAGGAGGTTCCATCGTCTTTTGGGGCCATATTTCGCGAATATAATCTTTATTCATAAGCACTGCTGGGTCTTCCATCCAGAATACTTGGTCTTTTGTCATTGTGTGTTACGGGTTATTATATATAAGAATTATATACTTTTAATACTTATATACTGTCTATATTATTGTTTATTGTTTGTTGTTTGTTGTTTGTTCGTCCACCGCTCCCGCTCCTAACGTCGCATCCGCAGTTCCCGAACAAACCCTAGACTGTTTTGGGGCTATACTAGGGTTTGTTCGATGTTTGTTCGTTCGTAGCTCCCGCATTCGCGTCCGCTACTACCGAACAAACCCTAGACTGTGGTGGGCTATACTAGGGTTTGTTCAGGAGTAGCGGATGCGACGTCAGGAGCGGAGCTACGGATGAACAAACAACGGATGAACAAACAACGGACTAGTCCGACTTTTGCTTCCCTTGGGGCGGGTTTGTGCTAGGCCCTTGTGTGGCAGCGGACGCGACGTTAGGAGCGGGAGCGGCGGACACACAAGCTGCGGCAGCAGGAGCTGCGGACACACAAGAAGACACACAAGAAAGGCGTGGCGTCTTTGCCGGTTTTTCTCCCGACTGAAACACCGCAGTTGTCTTGCCATTGGTTGGAAGGGAGGCGGACGCGGCGGTGGCGGCTGCTGCCGCTTGTTGCTTCTCCTGGACTTTCTTCAACAATCTCTCGCGCATCTGCGCCTGTTTCATATTCCGGTTCAGTTGCGACTGCATCGCTCCAAAGTTCACTTTTGCCCCACCTCCACCACCCATTCCTCCCGGGACATTCATTCCCATTTTACTCAGCATACTCGCCAAATTATTCATCCCCGGCATATTCTTCATCTTTGACATCAGTTCGCTCGCTTCTTGCATAATCTCGCTCTCTTTCAGTTCCCCCGATTTCAATTTGGAGTCTAGTTTGGAACCAACAGTCTTGATGATGCCCGAGAGTTTGCCAGGATTCTTAAGCAATTGTTGAAATACACCTTTCATTGATGTCTCGTTCGCCATATCCAAATTCAAGTCTGCGGCGGTCTCTTCAGCAATTTCTTTCGCGAGTTTGCCGATTTTGCCGTTTAAGATGCCTGATAGATGTTCGTGGATGGAACTTGCGTCGGGCATATTGGGAGGGGGTGTCGGGCCACCTGTTGCGCCCGCCGCGCCTCCGAATGCTTCATTCATAAACTCGCTTGCTTTCTTAAACGTCTCGTCAAAGCCTTCGGCGCCTGCGTCTCCATTTGCCGCCGACGCTGCCGATTCCGCCGATTCCGCCGATTCCGCATTGCCAAACATTGAACTCATCTCACCAATCACCTCCTCCAGTTTGTTCTTCAACTCGCTGTCATCAATCGCTTCAAAGAGTTTGGCGGTGTCTCCGAACGAACCCATATCCGATAGATTGTTGACGATGGAAAAGAGAATGAGTTGGAGATACTTCCAGATGATATCTTTGGTGTTTTCGGTGATGTCTTCAGTGGCCCAAATCTCTCGGAAGTCGACGCCGGGGAGCATGCTCACTCGCCTCTCTTCGTTCGGCTCGTTCGTGTGTGCTTTGTCCGCTCCGGTCGCGTTGTTCGTTGCGCCAGCAGAGCCGGCTCCACTCTCTCTGCTCGCGTCGCTCACCGTGCTATGTTCTGTGCTGTGTTCTGTGCTGCTAGCCGGTTCTGCCGTATTGGGGCTAAACAACGCTTCATTCTTATACAGAATATCAAAAAAACGGACCGGGTATACCTCTCGGCAGTGTGTATACAGTTCAATATACAACTCATCCGGCATCGGCTTCATCTCGTGTGAGTATCCTAAATACCGGGAGAGGGTTTCGCGATACTCGGGGAATGAGCAATCGATATCGCGCAGGAAGTCCAGAATAATGGTCTGAAACTCTGGGGAAATATCGGCGATGGTGACGGGTTTCGTCGCATTGGACGCGGCCTTATTCTTGTGTTTGTTGGCCTTCTTATGTTTGTTTCCACCCATTGAATGTTTGTAGTATGTATTATAAATGAATGTATGTATGTATAGTAGAATATCAAATATTTAAGTTGATTATTTGTAAAAATAATGATGATTACGAATTTTATGCGTGGGCTAAAAAAATTGAAATATTTTTCCAGGTATTGCGTGAAATACAGCACAATGGACACGAACATTATGAAACTCGATGGTCACGGCGACGATGTGGTTATTGCCGCCGCCGTCGTCGCCGCCGCAGAGCCGACGACGAAACTGAAGACCGAAGACACCGGTAAGATTTTTGAGAAAGCGATTTGCGATGCTTACGGCATCCCCTATGATGGGCCGTTTCAATACAGCCAGGCCGATGTGGACAAGTTGACGCCGCGATTGAAGCGTCTCGTGACTGACAATTTGTTCCCGATGTGCGTCCATACCGCGAGTAAGGGTGCGCGATACGATTTCACCGCCGTGGCGGAGTTCGGGCTTCACTTGTCCGCAAAAAGCAATAAGAAAAAGGGCGGCAAGGTGGCGCCGCAGGTGGTGGGGCAGGCGACCCCGCAAAAGTTCTGGGATGAGTGCGTTCAGTTCACCAATTGTTCCAATGAGAACGGAGTCCCTGACCCCGCGACCTTGAAAAAATATATCCAAGAAAATATCGCCGCAATTCTGCCTATGCTCTGGCGTTACACATTTGACTCACCAATCGTTTACTATGTGCGTGACACCGACCAGATTCGGTTCATTGCGCCTGCGGCGGCGGCGGCGGCGGTCTCTACTGGTGGGCCCGACTGGTCTGCGTTTCAATATTCGTGGTCTCGGTCTTACGACAAATGGACAAATTCTACCAGTCTTCGGGTCGTCGCGCCCGGTAGCGGCAAAGAAGAAACCATACTGGAGTTCCAGTTTCATACGAAGAGCCGGCAAAATATGGCGGTTCGATGGGCGATTGACAAGGTTCTTCAGGTATTTGCGGGACATTTCAAGGTAACGGATTTATAACCGCCGCGGGGGAGCGGCCATCCATTTTTTTTCCAGACAAAACAGATACTCATTGATAGCCTTGTCTTCATTATACTCAAACGACTTGAACCGTTTGTATTCGCGCTCGGTGACCGATACTGTTCCGTATCGTGAAAGGATTTCCATCATTTTCTCCTTCGTGACGATACTTTCGCTGTTATACGACAAGAATATCCATTTGGCACGTAGGCCGCGTATCAAGGTATCAAACGCGGTTTCCGCGGCGGCGCCTTTCCGGCAGAACGAGGACAGAAAACAGTCCGTTGGAATACCCGTTTTCCCCTTTAAGGGGGGTTCGGTGTTTAATGCCGCGGGAGTCTTCGCGATAATATTCAGCGGGAAATAATTCTTAGAATATTGGCGTTCATTATAAGGGGGGTCCAGGTAGGCGATATCCGCGGGGGGGAGGGTGGTGGCGAGGAAAGCGGGGTCGGCGATGACATCGGCACAGAACGTAGCGGAAGCGGAGTCGACTGCACTTTTTGTGACGGATTCTGTAGCGGAAGCGGAAGCGGAAGCAGACGCAGACGCAGACGCGGCAGTGATGGTGTGTATCGGCATTATGACAAACGGTTTCGTCGCCTTGGCCTTGAAATTCTTGAGATAACATCCGTAGACTGCGGGCACATTACTCACTGCATCGGCGCTAATAATAATAGACGCGAGGATGAACTGATACTCGTCGTGGGTAAGGCCGGCGACGGATTCCAGCATCGCTCTGACCGCGTCAATCCTGCGCGCATTTTCAACCGTGAAGAACATTCGTTCATTGCCTTCATAGGGGCTATAGTGTCGCGTGACAAATCCGGGGGGCGCGGCGAGGGCGGCAGCGGCGGCGGCGGCGTGGGCATTCATTTCGGCGATGACCTGGCGGACGCGCTCCGTATACACCGACCGTGTAAACGCGTGGGCGATGACCGCGCTATATAATTCGGCGTCGTTGGAATAGACGGTCGCGCCTTGGAGACGGAAATGGTGAGAGACGACACCCGTCCCCGCGAAGAGATCCGCGACGGTCTTTTTTTCGAAGTTTGCGAAACCGGTTTTCTCTTTCATATAATTCGTAAGCCATTCAAGGAGCTGGTATTTGGACCCGATGTAATTCAGGCGATGGATTTTCGCGGGTGGAGGTGGCATTATTCAATAATATAGACGGTTGTTTATGTATATTATTACTGATTATGAATCAATTTTATACCTACGCGCGCGGAATCTTGACGCCAAGAACCGACTGGATTTTATTGACGTGGGTCGCATTGTAGACGCAATTGCCGCCGCGCTCAATCTCTGCGATAATGGAGACGTCCATATTACATTTCTGCGCGAGTTCCTTTTGCGTGAGGTTCTTGTCGAATCGCGTCTGGCGGATGGTATCACTGGTGGCTTTGGCGATATACTTTGTCTTCTTCGGGGTGTCGTCGGTGGCGGCGGCGGTGGCGGTGATCGCTGCGACAATAGCGGACGCGGACGCTGACGCGGAATTCCTAGCGGGGGCGGAGGCGGTGGCTGCGGCTGCGTCTTTATACGACGACGGCTTTGATTTACTCATCGTGACTGGAGTCCAGTCTTGGCAATCCGGGGTTGGCGCATCGGGAGTATTATATCGGTTTCGTTGATTGGTGGAGGACATTCTCGGTGTCTCGATGTAATAATAATAGATATCCGCGAAGTGGGTTTATATCTATTATTATGATTGCGTGTCGTGGCGTAAGAACACATATAGACATATTTCACGAATACCTGGTAGTTCTATGTCCTGGCTCCTCATCCTAAACTCCATATTCTTCGTCGCCACACTCACCGAATATCTCATTTGTATGAAATATATCACAAACAACTACGACTACAAGAACGAATGGTTCAATGTCCTATTGAGTCTATTGTTCACTCCATTTTACAGTTGTTTCTTCTTTCGTTCATTTTCGTGGACCAAAATTACGTCGTATATGGCGCCTGAACGCCGGCATATCTTACAATACCCTATCATTACAGGCGTGCTTTATACGGTTGAAACAGTCTTTGTATTTTATGCGCTGCGAACAGTGACGTTGAGTTATTATACAATATTGCGGTCTGGATTTATTATTTTCAATATACCGTGGTTCAGGTATTTACTGAAAAAACCGGTGACGCGGCTTTATTACGTGAGTTGCGGCGCATTGGTCGTATCACACGCGCTTGCGGTGGGCCAGTATGTATACGCGTATTCGTCGGGCGGTGGTGGCGGTGGCGGTGACGGTGGCGGTGGCGACGTCGTCAAAAACACTGTGATTATATTGGTGTCGTGTGGTTTGAATTCAGCGTATAACAATTTGATTGAGTATACAATGAAGCGTCACGGCGATGTTGTATCCAATATAGATTTTCAGATTATGTTTCAGCTGACGTATTTCGCGCTTGCGAGTCCGTGGGCGGTGGTGTATACCGTGAAAAACGCGCCGCCCATTACTTCGGACTCGCTGATAATGTATTTCTTCATTGCGTTCGGACTCCAGCTGTATATGTTCAATAAGATATACATTCTAAATAGTCCGAGAAGCATCATACCTGCGAATATTCTACTCAGCGGACTCGACCTGATTCGTCGGGTCATCCAGTTGACGTATTCGTTCGTGTGTTTCAAAGAGCCATTTGATGCGATGATTGGCGTATCGCTCGTGTTTTTGGGGGTGTCGGCGGGGCTTCTTTTGTATCAGTATATACGGGATTACCAGGGCGCAATTGACCGTCATCAGGTGCTACACGACGGCGACGACGGCGGCGTAGAAATGGAAAATGTATAATGTTCCCCGTGGAGGTATAAGTAAAAGACGGCGAAGTTCAGGATAAAAAGTGCCTCGACTGTGAAGATGGGTGTGTCCTGGATGACCCCGATGACGGTGAGAATCATAAAGAGGAACTGCGTGTAAAGGAGGATGCGGAGGGTGTCGATGACGTCGGTGTCGGCGTCGGCGTCGGCGTCGGCGTCGGCGGTGCCGTAGTAGGTGTGTCCGACCATAAACCCGAGGATTGCGAAGAATACAGTTGCCCCGAAAAGATAATGAGTCGGTTCGTGTTCGGGGATGAAAATAACCCCGAATATTCCGATAAGAACGGCTATGATGGCGAAGAGTGACCACCGCGGACGCGGGTATTCATAGGCGATAGTGAATCCGGCCATCAACAGCATACACGCAGCGATGAAGTTCCGGGTTCGGAATAGGAAGACGGTTGTTGTCTCTGGGGCGGCGGTCACGAAGAATGGGTCTTGGCTGGTGATGATGCTAGATATACTACGAGAACCACTATCGGAAGCGCGGTATTTGAAATAGACCACTCCAATTGGGATTGCGTATGCGGCGAGCATTAGGATGAGAAGGACGGATGGGTCCATTGTATTCTATGAATTTGGAATATAATTATGATTGGAAATGGACGAACGGGGCGACCGACCGACCGACCGACCGACCGACCGGCGAAATAGAACGAGTGAGCTATTTCAGCACATTATAAATATTGAACTTATACAACCCGTACATTACCAGCGCAACAATGGATGTAAAACTGGCGTAATGACACCATATACTACCACTTGAATCGGTTGTAAACCCGTAAAAATAACCAAACAATGGTAGTATATTAAACGCTATTACTGCCTTGTAAGATACATCCCATAACCATATAAACGGGAATATGATAATGATTTGCCATACTGTGATTGCGAATAATCGCGGGATTCCGAGTTCAACCGACTTCCATTCGGATATAAACCAATCCAGATGTCCTTTTGGTGTGACTGTGGTACAATATTTAACGGGATTTCCATACATATATAGTAAGGCTGAAATGACGGTTATGACCGAATACGCCACGATAAAAAGACAGCGGTTTTGACTACATTGGGACCACGGTTTTACGAATAAAGAACCGACTGCGGGAGCAAGTCCCTGTAAACATAATATAAATGGAACCAAGGTCATCGTGATGAGTTTATTCGCGGGGGTGCATCCTTTACGGGGGTTGGTGAGCCATAGCAACAACTCTGCGAACTGGATTGAACACCAACTAATCAAAACAAGGCCGAACCATTTGAAATGAGGGACGCCCGAATTGAATAATACGATAATTGCGATGAGCGCGTATAACGTGGTTTTTGCGCTTGATTCAACGCTGTAGCACATTTTGTATATATATATATTATATTACATATTACATATATCGTATAATGAATCAAAAATATTATAATATAAATTCTACATTAGTTATAATTATTGTTATAATTATTCTAATCCAAATTATTGTAACCTATTTGTTTACAAATACTAAAAAGTTTTCGGTTCGTGCATTAATACGAAATCTAAGTATAGGAATATGCATTTATTTGTACACGCAGACTAAAAAAGCTCTATATTTAAGCATACCGTTATTGTTAGAAATATTGATAGAAGTCGCAAAGTGGAACGGGTTTCATATTGAAAAATATATAGCCACCGAATATTTATATAGTGATTATTTTCACGAATTAAGTATAGAAAAAGACAAAATATATACAAATTTTTCAGAAGGAAATTGTGACAAAATTTTCGGGTTTGATACGAAAGATCATTCATCTGAAAATGTAAAAAAAATATTAGAGTGGACAACCGAAGTATACAATGACGCATATGATAAAAAATTGCCTTATTTTGTAGACCTTAATGAAAATAAGCATACGGACAAAATAAAAGAGATAACCGACGATGAAAAATTCAAACTAATATGTGACATCTGTAAAGTAAAACCGGGAATGAAAATCCTAGAGATTGGTTTCGGTGAAGGAGACTTTATGCGTTATATCAAAAAACATTACAACATTGATGTTGTAGGCGTAAGCATTTCAGAAAAACAAGTCGAACTTGTAAAATCCCAAGGATTCAAAGCATATCATATGAACTATTGGGATATTACATCAGAATTGATTGGAAAGTATGACTTAGTATTACAATGCGGTAATATTGAATATGCGTTATGTAGTGGAGAAAACCCAAATAAATATACCGATTTATGTAAAATAATAAATAGGGTCCTTAATGAAAAGGGGCATTATTTTATAACGTGTATTCATAGAAAAGATGAATTTGGAAAATTTTCAATATACGATTATTTAAGATTTTACTTTTTATGGAGTGGAAATGATGGGTATTATCCTCATGATAAAGATGGATTTTCAAAATATGCCGAAAGGGCCGGACTAAAAACAATCTATCAAGAAGAGAGAACAAATGATTATTTAATTATTGGTATGTTATATATGAGTTATTTTCGGTGTAGAAAAAATAACAAATGTGAAAATACATTTTCAATGTCCGGATTTATGAATGCGTTATTCAAAACAATTGCGGCACCTTACTATATTCATAGTTATATATGTTATGAACCTTGTAAATATTATGATATGAATCCTTGGAATTATCAATTCATTCCGCAATATAAAAATGGAAAATGGATGTCGCCCGAAACATTACAATATATATTATTTGAAAAACAGTAAACATCCATTATTCCTTTTCTGACTTATTGAATGCTTCTGTCTCTTTATTCAATAATGTATTTGCCAACTTTTTTGATATAGTTCCGGTTTCAGTATATGTTTCCAACAATCCGATGATACCAGGAAGTTCGTGTAAAATAGGTATATATGGCATTTTACTATATTATATAAATTATATAACAAATTTCCGGGTTATCAAATAATACTATAATACAATACCATATTCGCGATATTGGCGACGAGGTGGATACTCGCGTGTGCGTAAGTGGCGGGCCAGATGCGTCCGCGCGTCATCAAATAATGACTTAGGCTATAACACAATGCCGATGCGCCGATGAGCGCAGTGTATAGACTGAAGTGTCTCGGTGACGTGTGACGGACGGCGTAATACGTATTGTATGTCAGGCCGGTAAACACGACGGCCATATCCAGAGTCCGGCGCCACGAATCGCGGAGGGGGTTGCGCCAGTAGAGGAGGGATGTCGCCCAGACAGAGGCGGGGACGATGGCGAGATGGGTTGACGCTGGATGGTGAGAATATGCGTAGATGGCGGAGGGGATGGAGAACCAGGCGCAATACCAGATGAAGTGTGCATTGGGGAGTGGGAGGGTCAGCGTGTTAGGCATTATTATATAAATAAAACAATATATCTATTTACATAATATTCGATTCCATTCCATTCCATTATGGTTCAACTGATTCCTCCGTCCACCGACGCTCACGCCGCCGATAACACCGACGCTAACGCGAATCCGACGCGTTCAGACATAGACGCGTATATCCTATCAGAGCGAAAGAGTGATTCAGGCGTGGCGACCTTGCGCGGCATCGTGCGAGAGATTGAGTGTAAAAGCGGCGCGGGGGCTCTTCTTCATCCAGCCGAAGAGTATTTCGTGGAGGCGGTGGCGGCGACAACATCCGCATCGTGTTTGACCTTATAAGTAGAAGTCAATGACGCGATATTCGCGATATTCTTTTTAATCAAAGCACACGTCCAGAGGATACCCATTGTGTGTATAATAACAAGACACGCTTGTCCTGCGAACGTATAATGAAAAAACTGGGCTGCGTTGTCATAAAGTAATAGTGAAATTTTGATGATACGAAAATACGAATACCAAAGAAGTTGAAAAACGTCAAAGACTACAGTAATTATTTTATGGTTCGGGTATTCTTTGCGTAAATGGTAAGACGTATATAATGTGAGATTAGAAATTTCGGCTAGGTAGTATGCGCATAATAGTGTGTCGGCGTATATACTTGTGAGAGTGTCGTTCAATATATACAACCCGATGATATGATGAAACACATAGACGACGTGGTTCTGGGGTGGTTTTTGACGATTTATATTCGCGATATAAATACACCGTAAAATGTATACCAAATCATAGATAAAATATCCGATGCTTACGTGGATGGTATACTTCATCGCGAGTTTGTCGTCGTGATTGAATTGATACTGAAGAAGGTAGAGTGAACAATGAATCGCGCTCACCATATTATTGGCAAGACCCGGGTGTTCTTTGTATTTACGAACTTCAGCGGTAATGGTGTGCCAAAAGGCGATAATGGGGAGGAGATATTCAATGTGAATCATACGGAACGAATGCGGAGTAGCGGAGATGATATATAGATTTACTTCTATTTATATATCATTTATCAATGACTTGCTTTACGGTGTCTACGCCAAATAATTCGCTATATTCCGTTTGACTAACTTACACGTCCATACAAGTCCCATCAAGTATATGACTACAATACAACATTGACTCGTTCGAGAGAATTCAAAAAACCGAGGTTGATTATAATAGACCAGCATTGAAAACATGTAGATGCGATAATAGGAATACCACAGAAGTTGGATGAATTCGGCATATGAAATCAGGGTTTTGTGGGCGCGGTATTCTTTGTGCAAGTGATAAGATAGGTATATCATTAAATTAGATGCTTCTAAAAAGTAATAAGCGTCTAGTAGAGGACCGGTATTATCACTTGTCAGTGTATCGTATAACAAATAGAGTCCGATGAGATGGTGAACAATATAAGGTGCTCGTTGCTGGACACATTGGGTTGTCGCAGACGACGCCGACGCCGACGACGCCCGAATACACTGAAATATATAGAATATATCATAGATATAGTATCCGATACTGGCGTGGATGGCGTAGTCCATATTGTAGTTGTAGTTGTAATGAAGTATGTAGAACAGCGAATGAATCGCGGATACGATATTATTAGCGACAGTATGGTCTTGTTTGTATTTACGTATTTCGGCGGTTATCGTCCGCCAAAAGGTGAGGATGGGGATAAGTATGAATATGTTCATCGTATATTGCGTTGAGTGCGAATACTACATTATATACGTGATATGGCTTTATGTGTGTGTGTATTTTTACTATGAAGAGCATTTATCGATTGTAACATTTTTAGCGATTGTGCGTATCACTTTCGCGATATTTCCGTCTCGTTCTCCATCAGTAACGGCTTTTGAATATTTTAAGTATAGAGAATTTTCACGAGTATTGCTATTCATACAACGAGGGTTGGCTTTTGCCCATTTGGAAACCAATGCTACATTTTTTTGCTCTACCGCCAGAATCGCATTTACCATCTTTGGATGTCCAGGTTCATCGCGTTCCCACATATTATTATTCTTTACGTGTAATTTTTCTCGTTTGAAATCACTACAATGAACCGGGCGCTTGTGTATATCTGTTTTTTTTAGATTATCAATGAAAATATTCGACATACCTTTTACATATCCCAATCGTTGAACATTTTCCAAGTCACTAAAATTTAATTCAATAGAGTCTACAAATTCATTCATATTCATTGCGTCTTTACATTTTTCATTGAGAAATAAATTCATATTGAAAGAATTATTATTTGTATGGTTGTTATGTATGGTATTATTGATTGTATGATTGATTGTATTGTGGTCGCCATTTGACGCAAAACCTCCACCTCCAATATTCGAAGAAGATGCCGTCAAAAATGGAATGGATGATATTATTGCTTGTGACGATTTACATAGTTCACGCATTTGTGCTTGTAATTGATAATTTGATTCTATAAGTTCAAGGATAAGATTATTATGTTGATTCATCATATCTTGAATCATAGATGTAGATATCTTACAATTTTCTGTAGGATAAATATCTTCATCACAGCTTATACAATCCTCTTGTTCACATTCGCATTCACCATAACAGTATTCAATAGGGGCGCTTTCATCAAATTCATTACGCGTATCTACGTCCATCGATTTTGAAGTAGGATTACAGTGATTTTTTATTTCAGTCAATAAATTCATTATATTATTATATTCTTGCCGAGTGACCAATGGATGTATATTATTTGAAGATTCATTTACACTATTGGTATTGGTATTGGTATTGGTATTGGTATTGGTATTGGTATTGGTATTGGTATTGGTATTGGTATTGGTATTGGTATTGGTAT